TATCCTCCTGACCTATCACAAATACATAAAGTGGGTGTTCTAAAAAATGATTCTGTAACATTATCGGTTATACAAAAATCTGATGTTTTTTCTATGATTGATGCAATTGATGATGTAATATCATTAGCTTGGGAAAATGAATCTGAAGAAGTCAACTTCAGTGTTAAAAAAAGATTAGTCTTTAGGTTTGGAGAAACTGAAGAGATAGTAAAAAATAAATTATATGAACGTGATATCGTTCTTGAATTTGAAAAAAAAGTAGTTTATGAACACCAATAAGAAAGTTTTGGATTTGATAAATCACGGAATTAGTGGTAAATTTCTTTCTAAATTAACAGAAAGTCAAATTAATATTGTACATAGCAAATTAATGGAATCTAAAAAAGAAAATAAAGAAGCGGTAACTAAAACATCGACAACAACAACTTATGATTTAAGTAATCAGTCTGATATTAGTGCGGCTAATAAATCTTTACAAGGTGTTGCAACCATTGACCCTAATCAGAAAAAATTAATTGTAACAAAAGAAGAAAATGAAATGGATGAAGATTCTTCTGGTGATTTGGATTTAGCTTTAGCCTTACAATCAAAAGAAATGACTGAAAAAAAAGAAATAGAAGAAAAATTCGAATCTAAATCACAACAAAAATATTTTTGGGCTAGATGTAATAGAAGTAAAGGTAAGGAAAAAACAAAATGGTGTAATATGGCTAAAGAATTTTCTGAAAAAACATCAAAAAAAGATTACAAAAAAATGCCAGAAAAATTACATCCCGAAAAAACGGTAAAAGTAAAAAAAGAACAAAAAGAAGGTTTTATGGATATGGTTGGTAAAGGTTTAACTAAAGCTAATTTGATGAACTTAGATAAAGTTTCACCAAGTGTTAAATGGGAAAGTCAATTAGAAAAAAGAATTTCTCAAATTGTTGAAAAACATTTGAACCCTAAAATGACAAAAGGAGAGTTATTGAAGTTTGTTAAGGAACAAAAAACTAAGGAATCCCCTACAACAAAACCAAAAGAACCAACAACAACACCTAAAGAACCAAAACATGACCCAGATAGTCCTTATAAGGTAAAACCGGGAACAAAACCGGCACCAAAAGCGGAAACTAAAGAACAGGCGGCTCCGACAACAAAACCAAAAGAACCAACAACAACACCTGGAACTAAGGAACCTGTTAGAACACCTAGTACACCATATCAACCAAAAACTAAACCAGCACCAAAGGCTCGTAAGACTGATATGCCAAATTGGTTAAATTTTAAAACAGTAGGAATTAAATTAAAGTAAAATGAGTTTGAATGCTAAAATAGAACAAATAATTAGGCTCAAAAATAAATTAGAGTCAAAATTAATTTCAGAAGGTTTAACAAAAACAGAAAGAGGTTTATTAAATGAGATTAAAAATAATCTTAATGAAGCTCCTATTGATTATGAAGGACCTGAGAGAATGGAACCAGGAATTGAGAGAAAGATTACTCAAAAACAAACACCTTATTCTGAACATCCGGCTATACCAACTGGTGATAAAGATTTTGTTGAACTAATTGCTTCTAAAAGATTTAAAGACTCAGTTGAAAAAGTTAGAAGATATCTTGGTGATACTGCGGTATTACAAGGGTCAAATTCATTAATGAGATTAATGAGTATGGCAATGGGTGCTTTACAACAAATAATTCAAATAGAAAGTCGTAATAAAGAATATCTTGAAAATTTAGCTGTCGATTTGGTTAAAAAAGAATTAGGTATTCCTGAAGGTTCTTTACAATTTGATGCTAAATTAGTTCATAGACCGATGAGTTCGGCGGAAGGTATGAGAAAAACTCCTGATATGCCTGATGAAGAAGATGTTGAGGAGGCGTTTAAACACCAAGATGATTTGGAAGAATTTGCAGATGCTTTTGAACAATTTAATTTAGAAAGAGCAAAAAGAAGATTTATAAATTCATTAATACAAGGTGCGGCTTTTAAAGGTGGTCATATGTATGTTTTGATGCAAGACGAATTAGACAGATTAAATCCTGGATTGTTCAATCTTTATGGTGTAAATCAAGCATTAATGGAGCATTTATATTGGGTTTATCCTGATATGGAAGGAATGGCGGGTTCAGGTGAAGGTCAAATGGGACAAAGTGAGATTGATGACCAAACAGACCCTCCAACAGTAAAAGCTAGAGCGGCAACCTTTCCATTATTAGTTCACGAGTTAGTTAAAGGTGTATATGAAATTTTTGGTACACACGGGTTACCTGATGACCCAAAACAATCTGAAATGGTTATGGGTGCTGAAGATACATTACCGGGTGAAATATGGGATTCAAGATTAGGTCCAATATTTTGGGAAAAATTCCAAGAATCTTATCCTAATGATTTATTTGAGGAAGATAAACGACACATCCAACATTATCTATTTGTAAGATTCTCAAGACTATCTGCTGAAGAATTTATGAGGATAGCTAAATTAATTTTATCTGGTGACTCACAAGGTAAACAATTTATACAGAGAATGGTTGATGAGATTGTTGCGGATTTAAGAAAACAAGAATACGAAAAAACAATGTCCGATTACGATGATGAAGACGAAGATGATTTGGATGATATTGACTTAAGCTCATTAGGTCTTTAATATCTATAAAAATCTATGTCCAACTTATCGAAAGAACAAGTAATGTTAGAGTATGTGAAGTGTATGAAAGATACACCATATGCGTTAAGAACTTACTTACAAACATATGACAACACAGTCCAAAAATACGTTCCACTAGAACTATTTCCTGACCAAATTTCATTATTAGAAGATTACGAAAGTTTTAATGAAAACATTGCATTAAAATATCGTCAAGCTGGTGTATCAACAGTTACTGCCGCTTGGGCTTCAAAAAAATTGGTCTTTGCAAAAAAACAAAAACCTGAGAAAATACTTATAATCGCTAATAAACTTGATACTTCTCAAGAAATGGCGAATAAAATAAGAGCATTTATTAGTCAATGGCCTGCATGGGTTGGTATTGATTTTGCTCCTGAAAAAAATTCACAAAAACATTATAAATTAACTAATGGATGTGAGGTTAAAGCTGTGGCAACATCAAAAGATGCTCTCCGTGGTTTTACACCAACAATATTAGTATTTGACGAAGCCGCCTTTATTGAAGCCGATAATGATTTTTGGGCTGCGTGTATGGCGTCATTGTCAACGGGTGGTAAAGTTATTGTTATTTCAACACCAAACGGTCAAGACCCAATTTATTATGAAATCTATGACCAAGCATTAAGAGGAATGAATGATTTCAAAATATCTGAAATGTTTTGGTATAAAGACCCAAGATATACTAAGGATTTATATTTTGTTAAAACAACAGATATAATTCATTATTTGTTAAATAAAGAGGATTATCCAAAAGACAGTATATTAAGTTGGAATCATATTCCATATGAACAAAGAAATTATGTAGAACTCCAAATGATTTTAACCGATGGATACAAACCATGTTCATCTTGGTTTGAAGGAATGGTTAAAAAGTTGAAATATGACAAAAGAAAGGTGTCACAAGAGTTAGAATGTAACTTTTTAGGGTCGGGTGATAATGTATTTGATTCTAACTTATTACAAGAAATTCAAGAGAACTTAATTAGAGAACCTCAAAATAAAATGATGGGTAATTCTCTTTGGATATGGAAAGAGCCTGTTATGGGTCATAAGTATGTAATGGGTGTTGACGTAAGTAGAGGTGATAGTGAAGACTTCTCATCATTTCAAATAATTGATTTTGATGAAAGAGAACAGGTTGCGGAATATGTTGGTAAACTACCCCCAGATACGATGGCAGAAATATGTTATAAATGGGGAAATATGTATAATTGTTTTATCGTAATAGATATAACAGGAGGTATGGGCGTTTCCACGGCAAGAAAACTTCAAGAATTAGGTTATAAGAATTTGTATGTTGATGGTGTTGAGGTTGCAAACAAATGGAAATATGACTATAAGTCGTTAGAAAAAATACCCGGTATAAACTTTAATAACAAACGTGTACAAATAATTTCTTCATTCGAAGAAGCAATGAGACATAAATTTAAAATTTATAGTTCAAGATTATATAACGAAATGAATAAATTTGTTTATATAAATGGTAGACCTGACCACCAAAAGGGTGGACATGATGACTTAATAATGTCAATTGCTATGGCAACATATGTTGCTGAAGCATCTTTTACAAGTTTGCAAAAGGTAACAGAACAAACAAAAGCAATGATTGATTCATGGTCAGTTAATTCTAATGATAATGTTTCAAGACAAATATCTTTTAATCCTGTATTACCAAATACTAATGAAAGACATAAACAATTTGGTGGACAAAACGTATCAAAAGAAGATTATCAAAAATATGGATGGTTATTTGGAGGAAGATAATATTTATATTTAGTAAAAAAAGATTAAATTAAGGGATATGGATAGAATGGAAATTAAAAATCCGAAAAATTCGGCAGAATTAACAGTTTGGCAAAGATTATCCCAAGCTTTCGGACCTAACGCATTATTAAATCAAGATTATCCCGTATACAAATTTGACAAGAAAGAGTTATTAAAAACACCTTCCAAACAAGAATACGAGAAACAATTATTACAAGCACAACAAACTTATTACTTAGCAAATCAATGGACTAAAATTGAGAGTAATTTATATACTCAAGCAGTATACTACGAACCAACAAGATTGGCTTCTTTCTATGATTACGAAAGTATGGAGTACACCCCGGAAATCTCAGCTGCGTTAGACATTTATGGTGAAGAGTCTACAACTGTTGACCAAAATGGTTATATGTTACAGATTTACTCGGAATCAAAAAGAATAAAATCCATTCTTGCCGATTTATTTAACAATGTTTTAGATATTAATACAAACTTACCTATGTGGACAAGAAATACTTGTAAATATGGGGATAATTTTGTGTATTTAAAACTTGATTCAGAAAGTGGTGTTGTTGGTTGTATGCAATTGCCAAACATTGAAATTGAACGTTTGGAGAGAGGTATGGCGGCAAAATCGGCAAATGTTGAAGAACCTATAGAAAATAAAGGTTTAAGATTTAAATGGAAGGCAAAAGACATGGAATTTAATTCATGGGAAATGGCTCACTTTAGATTATTAGGTGATGATAGAAAACTACCATATGGTACATCTATGTTAGAAAAAGCAAGACGTATTTGGAAACAATTATTGTTATCTGAAGATGCTATGTTGATATATAGAACATCAAGAGCACCTGAAAGACGTGTATTTAAAGTATTCGTAGGAAATATGGATGATAAAGATGTTGAACCATATGTACAACGTGTTGCTAACAAATTTAAACGTTCTCAAGTTGTAGATTCTCAAACAGGTAATGTTGATATGAGATTTAACCAAATGGCGGTTGACCAAGATTATTTTATTCCTGTTCGTGACCCAGCTCAAGCGTCTCCAATAGAAACATTGCCAGGTGCACAGAACTTATCTGAAATTGCGGACATTGAATATATTCAAAAGAAATTATTAACAGCACTTCGTGTACCTAAAGCATTTTTAGGATTTGAAGAACCTGTTGGTGATGGTAAAAATTTGTCTTTAATGGATATCCGTTTTGCACGTACAATCAATAGAATTCAAAAATCTATGGTTGCTGAATTAAATAAAATTGCAATCATACATTTATTCTTATTGGGTTTTGAAGATGAATTGTCAAACTTTTCATTAAGTTTAACAAATCCATCATCTCAAGCTGATTTACTTAAATTAGATATTTGGAAAGAAAAAATATTATTATACAAAGATGCGGTTACCGCTGTTGAAGGTATTGCACCTGTATCGGTGTCTTACGGTAAAAAACATATTCTTGGTATGTCAGATGAAGAAATTAAATTGGATTTACAACAACAAAGAATTGAAAGAGCGGTTGGTGCTGAACTTACAAATACAGCAACAATTATTACTCATACAGGTATTTTTGATAATATTGATAAATTATATGGTGTTAAGTCAGGTGCAACTGAAGGTACCTCATCAACACCACCTCCACCACCAGGAGGAGAAGAAGGAGGAGGAGGAGGTCTTGAAATACCACCCCCACCACCAGGAGAAGAAGGTGGAGGAGCGGTTACTCCTGAATCAGTTACCAAAAGAGATAATCTCAAAATATTAATAGAAAATGAAACCTTAATTAACGGAGAAAGTTTTATAGATTTATCAAAAGCGAGAAATTCTTTAGGTGAAATTGAAGACCAGTTGAATAAACTTCTAAGAGATTGATATTTATTATAAAAAAGAATTATGACTAAGTTCGGTATATTAAAATCAAAAATGGAACAGAAACTTTTAGAATCTTATTCTAATGGTACTTTTCCTCAAGAAATGAAGAAATTTAAAAAATTAGTTTTAGAAAATAAAAAGATTTCTAAACTCCATTTTTTATACGATGAATTAAGTTCCAACAAAGGGATGTCAAAAGATATTGTTGATGACTACATAAATGAATGTATCACAATATACGAAAATACAATCAACAAAATTGACATGAAAGAATTTAATCCTATTAATGAATGGGTTAAAAATTCTAAGGTTGTGAAAAATAATTACGAAAATATCGATAATGTGATGTCAAGTAATATTCTTACTTTGGAAAATAAAATACAAAGTAAAAAATTAATTGCCGAATCGCTTAAAAAATCTGAAACTAAAAATGAATCAGTTATAAATTTACCTTTAAGTACGATGGTGAATGTTGCAAATAAAACACTCCAAAAATTTGTATCAGAACTTAACGAATCGGATAAAAAAGAGGTTGTTAAGTTACTAAGTGCTGATGATGAAGAATTACAGAAAGAATTTCAATCAATGAAAGAATCTGTAGTTTCCAAATTAACTGAGATGAAATCTGAAACAAATGATGAGATTAAATCAAGTATTGAGGAAACTATCAATAAAATAAATGAAGATACATACGATAAATTATCGTATTATAAATTGAAGATGTTGAATGAAAATCTTTAATCTAAAGATTGTCTAACCTTTTCTATAAATTTAGCATTTAAAATCTCATCTCTTCTTGTAACGGATTTTTTATCAAAAGTTTTACGATTATTTAACTCGGTCATTTGCCTCGTTTTAATAATTTTACTTTTGTAGATTTTCAATGCTTTCTCAATGTTATTTTTTTCTACTTTTACGATTAACATATATTTAAATATCTTTTAATGTTTTTTGACTATTAACATAAATATACTTATTTTTTTCATAAAATAAACGTAATTAAATTTATGAAACAAAATGAAAAAAGGAAAAACCTCAAAAATTCAGGGGTTTAAATTAGCAAAGGTAATTTATGGTACGGTGGATTCCGTTAATTTTAAATCTCTCTATTTAAACATTCAAACGTGGGTTGAACCAAAAAAAACCTCCGAAAATTGGACTCGTGTAGTTCTTAATCTAAGCAGACAAATTAAACACACAATTTTCGAAAACATTAACAAAACTATATTTGATGACAAATTTATTGTTGATTTAGATTTACGAGCAAGTGGATTAATGGTCGGTAAAAAATCATTTCTTAATTTAGAAATAACATTATTTTTTAAAGATGTTGTTTTGGATTTCAAATCAAAAAGATTAAAAGATGAACTTAAAAAAATAACAACACTTATTTTTTCTGAGAACTTTATAAACAATGAGAATTTTGAATTTAACTTTGGAAAAAATAAGAAAACTAATGAACCAATGATACAAACTTAACTTCTTCAATATTTATATTAATAAACAAAAACAAATATGAAGATTTTACAACCAGGTGAATTAGGAAAAGGAATTCTTATTGAATACGATTCCGGTTATATTTCACCAAAAACACAACATAATTCATACATAATGGAACAGAAACATCTCGACCATTCTAAGCCATTTGAATTCTATGCTGTTCTACAAAAATATAATACTCCAAACAGAAATGGTAGAATATACCCTGAAAGAATATTAAAAAGAGAAGCGGATAACTATAAAAAAATAATTCAAAAAGGGACTTCTCTTTCTGAATTAAATCACCCCGAGTCATCACTAATAGACCTTGATAGAGTATCACATATCATTGATGATATTTGGTGGGAAGGTCCTGTACTTATGGGAAAACTTAGATTATTAACAAGTCCAGGTTTTCACGAAAGAGGGGTTTGTTCCACAAAAGGGGACTTAGCCGCAAATTATTTAAGACAAGGTGTTACTCTTGGTATTTCTTCTCGTGGTGTAGGTTCACTTAAAAAGGTGGGAGAACAAAATGAAGTTCAGGATGATTTTGAATTGATTTGTTTTGACTTGGTTTCCTCTCCGTCTACACCAGGTGCTTATCTTTTCCATGATGTTGAAGATAGACAAAAATTTGACGAGTCTTTAGAGGAAGAGAATGAAATGAAGATAAAAAGACAAGTTGGTGAAACTGGTAATAAATCTTTGGATTTGATGAAAAGATTATCTGATTATTTAGGGAAATAATTGACATTAAAGAATAAGTTTGTTATCCTTATAAAAAAATTAATATGGAAGAAAAATACTTCGTAGCTAAGGTACAAATCGATTTACCTGATTCTGAAACAGGTAAAGTAAAAAAAGTCAGAGAAGAAAAACTTGTAAAAGGTTATAATCCAACAGATGTTGAAGCAAAGGTAACAAAGGTTTTTGAAGGTTTTACACAAGATTGGAGAATTACTGCAATCGTTGAGAGTAAAATTAATGAAGTAATTGAATAGTCTTTAGATTAAGATTATTGTAAAAAGGGGAAGGAGAAATCTTTCCCCTTTTTTTTGCGGTTAAAAAAAATTTTGGTTAAAATGAAAATATTTATATAGAAATAAAAAAAATATCATCTATTGGAGTAATAAATAAAACTTTTTCAATAGTTGGTAATATTTATATTAAAAATAACGCAAACATGGCAAAAGAAAAATCTTTAGTAGAAGAAGCAATCCTCTCAATGAAAAATTTAGAAGAGGCAGTTGCCGAAAACGCAAAAGGAATACTTGCTTCAACAATGAAGGAAGAAATCAAAGAACTTGTAAAAGAATCTCTGACTGAACAAGAAGATGAGATTGAGACAGATGTTGACATGGATGTTGAAACACCGGCTGACGATTTAATGATGGCTGATGATGATACTGAAATGGATACTGATAATCTCGACACCGATATCGATATGGACGATACTATCGACCTTACTGGTGAAGATACCGAATCAATCATGAAAGTTTTCAAATTGATGGGACCTGAAGATAGCATTACCGTTGTTAAAGACGAAGCTGGAAACATCAACCTAAAAGATGAAGACAAAGAATACATGTTGGTAGGTGAAAGTGAGGAAGAAGAAGAATCTATGGAAGAATATTACGATGAAGAAATGGAAATGGACGAATCTGATGATGAAGAAATGGAAATGGATGACTCTGATGATGAAGAAATGGAAATGGATGAATCTGATGATGTTGATGATATCGTTAATAAAGTATTCGGTGAACAAAGTTCTGAAGAAGACGAAGAAGACGAGTCTGTAGTTTACGAAATCTCATTTGATGATGAGGACGAAGACGAAGACGAAATGTTTGAAGGTGAAGAAGATGACGAAGAAGATATGGATGAAGATTCACATCTTGAAGAGTCTAAAATAACTTCTAAACCTAAAGGTAAAGGATTCGGAAGTGCTTCGAAATTCAAATTCGCTAAAAAACCTAATATGGCTGGTGGGTTCAAAGAAAAAATGAAAGAAGGACCTAAATCAGTTGGTACAGGTAAAGCAAAATTTGAATACAAAGAAGGAGAAAACCTTGGTAAAAAATTAGGAAAAAATACAGTGGTAAAAGCTGGTACTAAAAAAGTGGAAACTAAAGAAGCTTCAAGAACCTTAGGTTCAGGGTCTAAATTTAGAAAAGGTGGTTTACCGAAACCAAGAGCACATTCTCAATTTAACACCGCTATCGAAGAAAGTACTTCCCAAAAAGAAGTTCAAATTCTTAGAGAAAAAAATGAAGAATATAGAAAAGCTTTAAATGTATTCAGAAATAAATTAAATGAAGTTGCAGTATTTAATTCAAACTTAGCATATGCTACACGTTTGTTTACAGAACACTCAACATCAAAACAAGAAAAAATCAATATTCTTAGAAGATTTGATTCGGTTGAAAATATTAAAGAATCTAAGAATTTGTACAAGACAATCAAAGATGAACTT